ATAAGGAGTAAGCATCGAAGCAGTGTCGCTCGGCAAAAGGTTTAAACGCAACCATGCGTTGCTCGTTGCCTTTTTATAATGCCACATTATATTTGTAGTGGTATCAAGAACCATGTAAGCCATGGTATCAATACTTGGCTTTCGTACTGTATCAGTTAAAGCCACACCCCGATATATAAGTCCGTCGGCAGTCGTCTGTTCACCAAGCGTTATCTTTTGATTACCATTACTCGGATATTGTGCCCATGCAAGGCAAGGGACAAGGAAGAGGAAAAGGGGAAGGAGTTGTTTCATGTTTATGTTTTTTTTAGTTTCTTTGCATTATATGCCAATTAGTGCCATCAGCAACTAATGTAACCCATTGAGGCGTAACATTTCCAGCTGATAAAATTGCAGTTCCAGCTGAACCGCCACTAAAAGGTATAACATTTGATGCGGTGCTAATTACTGTTCCTGTTGCAAGGTTTTTTATCATGTATTGCCTTCCATTTGTTGCGGTTGTTAAATCTATGGATGTTGTTGAAGCGCCGCCAGTATTTACAATAGAAACCCGATTACTTGATAATACAATTGAACTTCCAGCGGTTGATTCTACAAAAACATAACCAACATCAAGCGTACTTCTTGCAACCGATGCATTTTCAGCGCCTGTTCCACCGTTGGCTATTGGTAAAGTTCCCGAAAACTTGCCAGACCTCCAATAAGGATTAAGCATTGTAGCTGTGTCACCTCTTTCAATATATGGAGTTAACATTGTTGTTGTATCCGCGCTGGTTAAAACATTGTTGCCGCCTTCGGTAATTGCGCCTGTGACCGCAAGAGATGTTCCTATATTAACATTTCCAGTTACACGAGGAATTGATATTGATACGGGAGGATTAAATAAAGTTGTTCCATTAAAATTTTTCATTTTAATTTCAAAATTATCTGAATCTCCATTATACATAATTTTTGCACCAAAATTTATATCATTTGCAGTTTTAGTACCTACTTCGTATAGCATTATACCAGAAGAATCTTGAAAAGGTGAACCACTACTATTTAATGTAATAAATTTACCTTTTGCTAATTCCAAGTTTGACGTTGGCGCTACACCTATGCCAATATTTCCGCTGCTTTCTTGAATGACAGAATTGGTTACCTCGGTCGTTGTACTAAATTTTGGAATAAAACCTATTGTTCCCGAACCCGTCACCCCTTGCAAATCGGTAAATGTTGGCGTTAATGTACCGCCGTCTAACTGAGTTAAGGTTAATGTCTTTGTATCTGTTCCCGTGAAAACTGCATTGTTTATCTTGTCATTATACGCCGTATTCCATTCGTTTTGTTTTATGTCTGTTGGTATGGCATAACCCGAAGCATAGCTTAACGCCAATGTTCCTGATGTTGTTATCGGTTGTCCCGAAATAGCTAAGCCCGTTGGCACGGTCATATCAACTGAAGTGACTGACCCGTTGTCCGAAAAATTACCCGAAATCGTGCCGCCGTCTTGCTGAGTCAAAGTAATGGTTTTGGTTGTTGTTCCCGTTACCGCCAAACTATTTACTTTATCATTGTAAGCGGTGTTCCAATTAGCCGAATTATTAGGAATGGATGAAGCCCATGTTGAACCCGTTGACAAGGCTATTCCAGCCTCAGGGTAAACAGGATTTCCAGCTTGAGCCGAACCAACCGAACCAATGCCGCTAACCGTTGCGACGGTGTAATTAGCGCCTACTTTAAAAGATGTCGAAACAATGGTAATCTTATTTGTGTCAGTCAAATTATATTGGTCATTATTTAATAGTTGACCATTTCTAAACACTAAAATATATGCCTTTAATTGAATGGGGAATTTAGGCGTAATTGTCCACGTTAAAACACTTGATAAGGCTGGCTGATATTCCTGTTTTAAAATCTTTATGGTATCTCCACCAATGGCAACATCGATTGAATCTTGTAACCTTGCGTAAATGGTTGTGGTGTCTAAACGTAAAGTACCCGTCGTTGTAATTGTTCCACCAAGCAAGCCGAAGCCTGAGCCTACACTTGTTACCGTGCCTGTTCCTTTTGCATCTATTCTATTTGATAATGAAGCCGTGTCAGCTGCATTTAATTTAGTCGCAAATCTCGAAGTTAGATTAAGGTTTAATGTATCTGACTGAGTAAATAAAAATGAGGTATCAGCCGACACCGTGCCCGTGGTTGTGATAGGATTTGGATTAACAATTATTCCTGTTCCCCCAGAAATAGAGGTTAGTGAACCCGAACCACCCGAACCAGCACCACCGCCACGAGGAAATATCACCGTATAATTTTCACCTACTTTATAAGCCGTTGAACCGATAACCACGGAGGCATTGGTTGGTATCGTATATTGGGTTGGCAAAAGTATTTGACCGTTTCTATAAACTTGCACCACATTTACGCCACCTACTACTAATGTATCACTTTGTGTCCAAGTCAAGGTTGAGGAAGAAACATTGGTAAAATCTTGCCTTGCATAAAATCTGCCACTTGTATCTGCGTAGGCTTTGGTTGCGTAGTTTGTTAACATAGCAGCCGTATCACTTACTAAAAGTGTGGCAGTTGTGTCGCGCCATAATCCACCAGAATAATATAAACTTGATTTTTCAACTGGTGAAGAAATAGCCACATTATGCAATTCATTTAAACTATAACCCGATGCTACACGAATAGATATTGTGCCATTGTTTGAAGATGAATTTATACAAAAGCCAATAGGCATATCAATGTTTGGTGCAACTGGCTCAACATCTGTCCAAACACCAGCAGTAGTTGGCGAAGGATAAAGAATAGCACCAGCCGCAAAGGTATCGGTGTTAACTTGTCTAATTTTTCCAAAGGAAATAACATAGCCATCTTCCCCATCGGTCAAATCATGTGCCGTTATGCCTAATAAATACTTTGCGTCTATTGTTCCGTTTGCTATAAATTTTGATACTGATATCCTTCCACTTGCGCCAACTGTTCCCGATGCATAAACAAGGCTATTTTTTGCAATGGTTGAGCCTGTCTGATTCTTAACTAACCAAAAGTTTTTAAAGCCTAATTCATTGGGCACGGCATCGTACATTCCTAAAACCACTGTACCTAATTCCGAATCCCATCGCATTTTAGCCGTGTCCACATTGTTAGGGGATACGCTTGTTTTAAAAAATAATGAGTCAACAGGCTGCGTAAATGCTGCTGAACCTCCGCCTACTTGATTCCAAACATTGGAAGTAAAATCAAAGGAATATATTTTAAGGTTAACGGTGTCAAGAATAACCCAGGCGTTTTGATTTGATACGGGTTGAATGCTTGCCGTATCGGAAATTGAACCTCGCCAAACCAATCCGTCGGCGGTGGTCTGGAAACCTAATCTTTGTTTGTTTATATTAATAGGAAATTGACCGTAAAGGCTAATAGAAAGGAATAAAAAAAGAATTGAAGGTATTTGTTTTTTACCTCCAATACTCTTGATTAAACTACTCCCGACTTTGATTAAAACCTCTTGTATTAATATTTCACCGACTCGCCCCAATGCCTTGAGGAATCGTCTCTCTTTTTTTGGTTTCTCTATCATAACACAATGCCTAAAGTATTGTAAATGTCTGTAATCTCTTCGTGTTCGTCGCAAGTTGACTCAGGGCAACCGATAGCGCTTGGAATAAAGGCGGTCAAAGGTGTTGAGTAATTGCAAAGCAAATCTTTAATTCTTTTTTTCTTTACGTCCAACCTTTGTAACAAAGTATCTTGATAAAATTTTAAGCCATCAACCCCGACGTTTTGCCCATACTCATTGTCTAAGGTATATAAACCATTTGAGCCAAGTTGCATAACCATGTAGGGCGAAGCTTCATAAAGAACGGCATTTGCGCAAAAAGATTTTAATTGTTTGTTCCAAATGTCCTGATAAGACGTTGATGTAAATGCGGTTGAACTTCCTTTGTCTGCCACCATTGAATCATACAAGGTTAAGCCAATGGCGGGAACAATCCAACGGAACTCCGCATCTTGAATATGTGGGCTAATAAGGCTTTTATCAAGTCTTATGTCGGCTGGTGTTGGACGTGCAACCCCTCCAGCTATTACTTCACTCGGTTGTATTAATTGGCTCATTGGTTAGGGTTTTGGACATTACCAAGTTCGGCTTGTCTTTCCTCAGTTGACTTTAATGTAATAGGTCTTCTAACACCCTCATTTTCCCAAACGTCATTTACTTCTTGTGAAGTTTCGGGGAATCCAGATATATTTCTAAAAAATTGTTCGTCGCTTTTTTGTGCGGTTATCGCCCCACTTCGTACACCAATGCCATAAGCATTGATAAGGTTTTGTACCTCAAGAGAAGTCATTTGATTATCTGATTCTTCGTTTACTGGTGCGTAACCCAATATTTCCCTTTTTTCATTTGTAGTCAAGTTTTCTTCCACCTTTATTTCACCCATAAAAGACACGGGTAATGTGTTGGAAATACCAAACGATACGTCTGTAAATGCTAAATTATAAACCCCAATTTCTTTTAAGAACGGGTTAATAATCTTTGATAACAAAAGGTTTTGCCGTGGTTTAATAACCGTATTTTGCAAGTATTCCATCTCTTGCCGTATCTGTTGGTTTGTTCCAAGTTGTCCCGACGTTGCGAAACCAGCTAAAGACTTTGACCAACGGTTAGCGACGACAATGGCTGAAGCTGCAAGATTCTGAAGGTTTAAAAATTCGCCTTCGCTTTCTTTTGACGTAGGAATAAAATTAGCCTTTAATTTTTCATCTCGTAAAACTTGGACAAATAACTTATGATTGTTTCCCATTCCTGTAAACTTTGATTCAATGCCTTCTACAAGGCTCTTAGCCTCAACCGATGTCATTGAACCAAAGAATTGTAATATTCCCGAAGGCATAAAGCCGTTTTCAAACTTGCTTGTATTAAAACGCTGGATTCTGTATTCAATCTCAGCCCACATTTTCGCCCCTATCCACTCAGGCAAGCCAAAGTAGAAATAACCAGCCGCGTATTGTTTGACGTGGATAATTGAACGCTCCGTCCCGTCTTCTAATTTCTTAAACTCTGGGTAAATTGGTATTTCTCTAAACCCTTCCCTTTCGTAATATGTCCCCTCGGTTGTAAGTGGTACTTCTTCCCAATTATCATAAATGCCAACTGAACGTATAATCTGGTCAGCCTCTGCTTTTCTTATTCCAATGTTGTAAACTGGCACATGATAAATGTAGGTGAAAGGCTGAGAACCAACCTTTCCCCGTACAATCTCTGCAAAGCAATTACCGAAAGCATCGTAATCAAAAGCCAATGAGCCAAGCACCTCTTGCAAGTTTTGGGAATGCAAGTTTACTTGTCCAATAACTTCTTCAATCTCATTTAAAGAATCATCAGTTATTACCTCCCCCCTCATCGATGTTGTAAGTAAGGTGTTAGACTTTCCTTTCATTGGAATAAATCCATCACCTACAACCATGTTAACCTTGTCCTCAATAATACGCCGCAGCGTTGGGGAATTGTTTACAATGGCAATAAGACTTTTTAAAAAGTCATCTTTTTGAGTAAAGAATCTAACCCATTTAGCCCCTGTGAAATCAAGCCTTTCTCTGGAAGGTTCATTGAAAATATCTTCTTGCACCAACATGGTGTTTGAAGTGTCCAAAGTAACGGAAGCCAATAAAGGGCTATTGTTTCTTTTTAAATTTCTGTTAGCCCTGTTCGGAACTGCTTGAATCGTCTTCTTTATTTGGCTCATAGGTTTTTTTCTCGGGAGTAAAAATAACGTGTTGGCTAACAGATGTGGGGTTGGTATTATACCAACCCCTTAATTCTGCCTGTGTAAAATTTCCGATAGCCTTCTTTAGTATTCCCGCCTTTCCCGTTGGGTCAGCCCCGACGTAAATCATCAACTTACTTTTTTCCCTGACTATCATATTTCATGTTTTAATCAAGCGCTCCCATTACGGTTGCACCGTCAACTATGAATCTTGCTTTGTTCGTGGTACGGCAAGTTATCGTCAATGTTTCCTGATTTGAATCCGTAAACAAAGCACCAGATAAACCTTCAGCGCTTGTAAGCCTTGCTGGTCTTTTCTTTGCGCCAATCGTTTCCGCACCCCAAATCCAATAATTACCCGTATTTTCAACGTGTACACAAACCAATCCGCAAGCCTGTCCAGCCATATCTTGAATTAAGTTTCTTAATTCTTGGTCACGGCAGTTTATAATACCGACCAAGCTTTGCTCAACTGCAACAGACAAAGTGTCTGGGTCTTGTGTCACGGTTTCGGTAAATGCTCCCGAATTGTCCCTAAATTCTACCTCGTAAAATACTGAGGCAGTTGATGACATTGTGATTGCCGTAACCGCTGCCGTGGCATTGGCGGTAAAACCAGTAACTTGATTCGCATTGGCGATATAAAGTTTACCGATACCACCCGCGCAAGTTCCATCGACGCATTGATTAAGCCATCCGCTTGTTATACTACTCATTGATTCTTGTATTAGTAGCCTACGCTGATTAATGAATGGTGAATGTAATTAACACCCATTTTGAAACGAGCCTTAATATACACCTTTTCGTCCTTCTGGTCGTACCAAAGTTCCAAAGCCGTCTCAGGGCTCAACACGTCGGTTGCAATAACCTTATTTTGTGGCGTTGTATATTCGACATAATGAGGCTTGGTTGTTCCCAAAGATGTTGCGATGTCATCCCATCTCCATTGAGCTACAACAGGCACACCACGGAAGGTAAATTGCTCGACACCGTTAATTAACTGCAATAAACCGTAATCACCGCCACCGCCTTCTTCGATATCTTCACGAAGTTGAGAATATACAGAACCAGTTACATTAAACACCTTTTGGTTGGCTGGTAATCCCTTTAATTGTAAAGGTGCTTGGTCGTAGATTGCACGAAGAATCGCAAAGCCATCACCAGCTACAAGGTCAGAGCCTGAGCCTGTATTGGTTCTTGGAATCAAATCATCAGCAACTAACTGAGGGTAATAAACAGTCCAAAATCCATCCAATGAATCGTAGTTAGGATTGTTGGAAGCCTGATTACCAAAGTAAGAAAGACGGGTAATGTCATTTCTAATCGCCTGTTGTGTACGGGTCAATAAGATATTTTCAATCAATGTTCCCGAAACGTCTGGAAGCCTTGTGCCTGTTTTCAATAACTCCTCGAAAACGGTGTCTTCAAATTCGTCCCAACACATTTCAAGGTCAACCTTCATTTTTTCAACGTCGATTGTACGCTGATAAATGTCAACCGAGCCAACTGGATTAAATCCGCAACCAGAATATTTTCTTACAATATTCTCAAGGTCTTGGACAAATACGATTTTCTTTTTATTTGCGACGTTTCCAAGAACACGGAATTGTCCGCGTAAATCATCGTCAAAAAAGACAGGCTCTAAAAATATGTTGTTTGCCTCTGTCCCTCTAAAGGATACGTCAAGTTGGCTTATTTCTACTAATGCCATTTGTTTTTTATTTTAAAGATTTGCGTAAGTAATCGTTGCAGTTGTGTTTGTTAAAACCGCTGCTGATTCAATTTTAAATGAGAACTCGGTCTTTGCCCCAGCCTTAGATGTTGCAAAGAAAGCTTTCCAATCGTTCGCCGTGTTTAACGCGGTTGTTGTAATGTCAAAGGCTGCTGAAGGTGCTGAAGAAATCCAGCGTCCGTAAGCCTCATTACCACTTTCGTCAATCAAGTTGAACTTTAAATAATCGGAAGCAGATGTAACACCGTAAATTGGTGTAACCGTAGTTCTGTCACCAGCTGAAGCGATTGCGTATGTCACGGACATAGGAATGCGGTCTTCAAAGGTATCAACCCCGTAAAGTTGCTCAGCGTTTAAGCCATCAACATTTGCATAAGGGTTAGTTCGATTAAGGCTATTTTTCTCAACGTAAGTGTTGGATTGTAAAAAGCCATTCTCATTCTGGGCGGTTGGATTGAATGCCATTATCTTTGTGAAATTTTAGATTTAACTAATGAAGCAAAAGAATCAAACGGACTCAATTTTGCTTTTGTTTCAATAATCTTTTCAGCCGTTGTTCCGCCCGAAGGAAGCCCAATGCCTTTTTTAACTTGTGCCCTAAGGGCTACTAATTCTTTTCCCAATGTTTCCAGAACCGTTTCAATTTCGTTAATCGAGTTCTTTTGTTCATCGGTCTTCTTGTACATCGATTCCATTTCCTCTTTTTGCTTTGAATGAATTGCCTCCATTTCTTCGGGACTCATTACAAAGTAGCCATTGTCTTTTAACATTTGAATGGCATCGCCAATTTCGTCGTTCTTTGGTTCGTCTTTTTTCATCTCCTCTTCTTCGTGCATAACATTTTCGATATTTTCTTTATCGTCCATATTATTTAAGAGTGATTTGATTTTTTCTAAAATGGAATTACCCATGTCATCGTCTTTTTTGTTGTTGGTTAATAATGCGGCTGGTACATTTAAGAACTTGTTAAGGCTATTTTGCAACGGTAATAAATCAATATTTTTTTCGCCAACTTTCACAATTTCATCAATGAATCCAAACTCTAATGCTTCCTGTGCAGTCAACCATGTTTCGGCTGCCATCATTTCTGTAATCTTGTTACTAAGGTCTTTCTGTCTCCCTTTGCGCTTATAAACTGATGCGGTATAAATGTCCAATAACTTTGCTTCCATCTTGTCCAATAATTCCGCAGTTGCCTCAAGTTCGTCGGCGTTACCCATCGTGTAACTCCAAGGTCTGTGAATCATCATAAAAGCGTTCTCAGTCATTTTTACATTATCCGCCGACAACAGTACAACCGTTGCAATACTCGCTACGAGTCCGATTCCTGTTGCCGTTGTTTCCTCAGGGTAATTAGCAATTAAATCAGCTATCGCCATTCCTTCGGTAACTGAGCCACCACCAGATGAAATAACCAAGTTAATTTCCTTACCCTTTGCGTTGTTAATTTCCCTTTGTACTGCATTGTACGAATTAACAGATTCAGAAATTTCCCCTAAAATATCAATATTAAATTTTGCCATCGCTTTGCTTTCCTTTTCTCTTTCAATCTTTTTAAACTTTGCTTCAGCCCAATCCCTCATCGCACTTCCGCCCCATGCGTCGTACATTATTGAACCACATATTTCATTTCCATCTTCGTCAAAGTATTTTCCTTGGTCATACGTTTCCGCACGGGAAAGAAAAGAATACGTTCTTTGGACGGTATCTTCCGACAAGCCCTCGCCGTTTGCGATTTGGTTCGCCCTTAACCAGCCAACGCGAGTTCCACAAGATGAACCGTTGTCTTTCTTATGATTTAACGCTTTCCTTGCGTTATTCTTTGCCGTGTCTGGATAATCAGCGTATGTCATGCAGTAAATTTATTTATTATTATTTTTCTTATTCCTTTTTTTGCTGATTCCATAGCCAAAGGACTCAGGGTGCTGAATCATGTTATACACGGTTTTTTCGCTTAATCCTGTACGGATACTTATATCTAAAATAGCATTCATTTTGCTTTCGTTTTCAAATAAGGCGGCTGGATAAAGTTCCATGACCATAAATTTCGCAATGGTTAAATCTTTAATAACATTGGTTTGATGAAGAAAGTCAATGAGGGTATAAAAATCTGGTGTTATATTATCCTTATCGCATAATGCTTTAAATTTTTGCAAGATGCTTTTCTGAAATTCAATTAATAATTCCTTATCAATGTTATTTTTCTCATTGTTCATCGCGCCAAAATTGTACTATTTGCCTCATTTTTCCAACTACCTTTGTTCTGCACGCTGGGCAGTTCCTCCTTTCAGGCTCATAGTTGTTTACAAAATTGTTGTAAATCTGGAATAAATAATCCATGTCCGACGGGTCAATCGATAAAACTCGATAAGTCCTGTCAACCGTTGCCATGACTTGCGTTTTATATTCATCGGGAATACGCGCCGCAAGTTCACCCCAAATGCTATTTCCTTTCATACAGTTACACATTTATAAAGTTGCTTTTACTTTTAGCTTATTACCTTCAGCTAAATCACGGGCAATGTCATCGGAAACGACATAGGCTTGAAGCCTGTCAATTCTATTATTTATTGCGTCGGTCTTTGCCTCAATCACTTGTAAAAAGTTGCTTAAATCATTGTTACCTGATATGGCTTGTATCGGTGCAGAAATTGGCGGAACTAAACCACCATCGGCAAATCCTTTTATTCCAATGCGCCTAAAGGTAGGTGAGCCACCTAATAAACTTTGTTGGCGTTGGTTCAATACAACCTCGCCACGTTTAACGTAGGCAAGTACATTGTCCCCGTTTGAACGTGTAGGTATATTTTGTTTACGGTTTATTCTTTCACCAGTTACAACGCCACCTTCGGCAAGGGGCTGGGCGACTATGGTTGCAATTTGTGCGGCTGCTGCAATACCCGTTGGAATGGCTGCAAGTAAATTTGCTGGGAAAGGAACAGACGCTAAAGCACGTTGAACCGCTAAAGCACCTTGAATGATTGCCTGTATAATTGCAATCTTCTTATCTTCCTTTGCTGCCTTTAATCGTATTGCTTCGGCTTCGGCTTGTTGTTGTACTAAAAGTTGTTTTTGTGCCTCTATGTCCTTTTCAATTCTTTTCTTTCTTAATCCCGATGCCTTTTCAGCCTTTGCCTCAAGTTCTGCAATATTGTTTTCCGTGTTGGTTATTTGTTCGTTTATTGCCTCGGCTTCCTTTTGCGCCCTTGCCTGTTGAAAAGTAGAAATTATATCGGTGACCGAAAGAATGGAATCGCTAATTGAATTAATTAATTCTTGAGTATTTGCTTTTTTTGTTTTTAATAGGTCTTTATCAAGGTCTTTTAGTTTCTCATCAGCTTCTTTTTGTTTCTTTATATTTTCTTGATTTGCTTTTTCAATGTCATCAAAATTCTTTCGGTAAACATTGACCTCTTCTTTTGATAAACTTTGTTTGCTTTTAATAAAATTAGCTTCGGCGTTTTGTCTTTCAACAATCAAGTTTTCAGCCTCTTTACTTCCAGTCTTTTCAAGGGCTAATAAATTATTTATTCTTTGTACCTCAGCGTTATAATCTTCATCTAAAATAATACGCCTATTATTAATGTTTTCAATTTCATCTTCAGTTGTGGTTTGCTTTGAACGTGCAAGGTTAATGATAGACTGAGCAACTTTGAAATTTTGATTTATTTCATCAATTGCAATCCTTTTCTTTTCTTCGTCTGACTTACCAAGTATTTCGTTCTGGGCATCAACCGCCGTTTTAATCTGTGCGTTAACTTCGTTTAATTTTGCTGCTATTTCTATTTGAGTTCCAGAACCAACGACGGCTTCGCCAAATGCCTTTTGTAATTTACTTTGTTCTTCCTGTAATTTAGCTAAAGAACCTTCAACAAAAGCCTTTGCAACTTCTTTGCCAGATTCTGTAGATTCATTTGTGTCTTTGATTGGTCTAAATTGCTTTAATTTATTTTCAAGGACTTTTATTTCTTTATCAACTTTTATATAATCACTTTCACCAAAAATAAGGGTTTTCCTTAATGCTCTTTTTTCAGCTAAAGTTTTTTCAATTCCAGCTTCAGTTTTAGTTCTAAATATTAATTCCTGTGCTGCTCTTTTATCCGAAGCAATTTTATCTTCCTTATTAATTTTTTCTAATTCATTTCTATAAACATCACTATTAGCTTTTAAAGCTGCTTTTAAATTAAAGCCAGTTGAAAAAAATGTAGTAAATCCCGTAGAAATTGCCTTAAAAGTTGCTGGTAATTTATTAGCTACATCAAGCAATCCAGTTAAAAAATTATTAAAAAATGTTTTTGCTCGATTATTTAATAAAGTAAATTCACTTGCAGTATTTCCAAGAAGTTCATTTAAT